AGGAGTCTTGAGTATATCCTTGAACCATTTTAAGACACGTTTACGATCCATGTTCCCTCCGCCTTCATGGGCGATGGGATAATAACCACACCAATCCTTAACCGCGACCGCAATGCCTACGACATCTCCTCCTCCGCGTGTAGCGCAGGATCCTTTTTTAACTAAGTCTGGGTCTTTGGTTTCTAAGTCAATAGCTATTTCATCATAGCTAGATAAATCTGGAAAACCGGTTGGTTCACACCACTCTGTTTTTGCACTAAACAATGGCGCTTGCATCAGGAATAATCCCTTTCAATAATCATATCTATAAAATGTTTTGCCTTTAGTAAGTCTTGCTTTCCTCCCTTATCTTGATGTCTTAAAATATATTTAATAACACAACCTTCAGGATATAGCAACTTATTCTCAACTACAAACTTACTTGGTTGAATTTTGTATTTGAGATAATGTTTTCCTCCAATTTGTTTTTTATATGCGCTCATAAAATAAAATTATAATAAACAATTACTGTCATTATGCATAAAAGCATAAAATCAGTTGCTAAATTCATTTATTTTCCTCTCTTTCTTAGATTGAAATCAATCTCGTCTTCTTCTTCTTTTTTATCACCTGCAAAAAGATAACTTGAGTCACCGTAAAGTTCTCTTTCCCTTTTTTGAATAAATCTGTAAAATTCGTCTTCGCTCATAAATCTCCAAACGGAAAATAATTTTCCGTTTTAACAGCCTTCATGGGTTCATATAAATAAAGTTCATGTTTTGCCCTAGTGACTGCCACATAGGCTACTCGAAGTTCTTCATCAATTTGCTGTGGAGTTCCAGCTAAATAATTTTTCCAGGAAGGCCAGGTCCAAATAGTATTCATTACCACAATATCCCTCTCCATTCCTTTGATGCCATGAATAGTGGAAATCAGAATATCAGTTTTCGTAAAGGTAGGGTCCAAGTCATAAGCCATTTTTAAATAGTTATTATAATCATCGGCACTGTCATAAAGGGCATTCGGTTTTTTATGGGTTTTAACTCTATCACTTGTAAATTTGCATATATCAAACCAATCTTTATGAATGTCAGCTAACACATGATATTTTTTCTGGAGTTCTTGAAAAGTAAATTTATTGTCTGGATTTTTAAAAGCTTCAGGACAAAGGTTGGTATCCGTCAATGCTCCTTTTTTACCACGGGTAATTAAGTTTTCTTTGAAATGTGATATTAAGTTTTGAACAGCTTTTCCTTCTAGTCCTCCCCCTTGTTGCAATAAACGCCAGTCTTTAATAG